TGGCACAGCTTTTCAAAATATATTACCAGGAAATATCTCTGTTCGTGAATCATTTGATCGCAGAGATTATGACTTTTTTAGACCAGGCGAGAGCATACCCACTTTAGAAAAAGATATCATTTCTGCATGTATGCAAGCCTATGAGCGTATAGGCATAGTTCGTAATGTAATAGATATGATGGCAGAATTTGCTTGTCAAGGCATTGATCTCGTTCATCCAAATGAAAAGATACAAACCTTTTATAGAGAATGGTTTTCAAAAATAAGTGGGGCAGAGAGAACTGAGCGTATTTTAAATATGCTCTATAGATCTGGTAATGTGATTGTAAAGAGATCAACTGCTAAGTTAAAAAATGCAGATGTTGAAAATTTACAAAAAGGTTTAGCAGCAGATATTCCAGTTGGTGAATCTATATCTGCTCCTAAAAACGAAATACCTTGGGGTTATACCATATATAACCCAGTGACTATAGAAGTTTTTGGCGAAGAACTAGTTCCATTTCTTGGGCCAAATTCATTTAGATATGGTGTTAGAATTCCAGAGTCTTTGCTGAAAAAAATAAAAAACCCAAAAGACACTATTGAAAAAGATTTAATCGCTGGAATTTCTTTACAGAGTTTAACATCTGTATCTCAGGGCGGGAAGGCTTTGCCTCTTCCAGCAGATAAAACTAGTGCCATTTATTATAAAAGAGATGATTGGCAAGTTTGGGCAAGGCCCATGACATATTGCATACTTGAAGACTTAATGATGCTCAAGAAGATGAAGCTTGCAGATCTTGCAGCATTAGATGGTGCTGTTAGCCATATTCGTGTATGGAAATTAGGCTCGCTTGAACACAAGATTTTGCCAACCGAAACAGCGATAGGTCGCTTGGCAGACATGCTCATGAACAATGTTGGTGGTGGTTCAATAGATTTAATTTGGGGTCCAGAATTAGACTTTAAAGAAACATCGACTGATGTTGCAGCTTTCTTGGGTGAAGAAAAATACAAGCCAATTTTAAACGCAATATTTGCTGGACTAGGTATACCACCATCTTTAACTGGTTTACCAGCAGGGCAGGGTTTCTCAAACAACTATATTAGCTTAAGAACATTGATTGAAAGACTTGATTATGGTCGTTCTTTACTAATTGCATTTTGGGATAAAGAAATCAAACTTGTTCAACAGGCTATGGGTTTTAAAGTTCCAGCCCAAATAGTGTTTGATCAACATACGCTTTCTGATGAATCTGCTGAAAAAAGATTGCTCATTGATCTTATGGATCGTGATCTTATTAGCGAAGAAGCAATTCAAGAAAGGTTTGATCTTATTCCTGAGATTGAAGCAGTTAGAAGAAAGCGTGAAATGCGTAAACGAGAAAGTGGTAAAATACCTAAGAAAGCTGGTCCTTTTCATAATCCACAGTTTGAAGATGATATTAAAAAGATGTGGGTTCAAATGGGTGTAATGTCACCAAAAGATTTTGATATAGATGTTCAAACGCCACCACCTGTGGCTAATGAGCTTAAACCTTCTGCGGAAGAGAATGCTCAAAATCCAAAAGGAATTTCTGGACAAGGAAGACCAGTTGGTATTAAAGATTCTGAGAAAAGAAAAAAGAAAGTCATTGTTCCAAAAACCGCTGCAAGATTAGTAGATGCAATGGCATGGGCAGAACTTTGTCAAAAGAATATATCTGATCATGTTAACGCTGCCTATCTGTCTTCTTTGAGCAAAAAAAATCTTAGAGAGCTTTCATCTCAAGAGTTTGAAAGTTTAGAAAAAACAAAGTTTCATATACTTTGCCAAATTAAAGCAGACCAAAAAGTAGACAAGGATTTAATTAAAAAAATAATATCTTCAACTATGGAGATACCATCAAAAATACGGACTATTGTTAGTATAGCAACAAAAAAATACATAGAAAAAGAAGGCACTCAACCCAACACCGAAATGAGAAGAAAGATTGAGGCATCATCAATAGCAATATACAGAGTAAATGAGATGCCATATGAAAACGGTGATGTTGAATAGCGTTATGTGCAAGACATTATGAATCGGTGTATTATTTTAGGGGATTGTAATGGCAAAAATAATTGTTAATTATGATACTAAAAAATCTAAACTAGAATTTTACTTTAATAATTCTGAAATAGAAGACATATTTTCAATATTTATTTATAGAGATATAACAAACAGTTATAAATACACAATGGAAATTGTGAGTGATGATGGAAGACAAACTATAAAAAATGGCGAAATAGTATCACACAAAAATTCTGATTTATTTTTGAAGAAATTTTTAAACGCTATTGAGGTACAGAACAATGAATAATATAGCTATTTACAAGGCCGAAATAGAGGATGGTTTAAAAGAAAAGATCTCTTCTAGTCTTACCATATCATCTTGTGTAGCAATAGAAGACTGCATTCCTTTTGAGGTTTCAGACTACAAAGCAATTGCTGAAAATAAAGGACAAGTAGATTTACATTATTTAAAATCTATTCTTGTTACGACTGGATGGAATAAGAATGACGATGTTTTTGATCGTGCAGAAGTTTGGGTGGCAAGAACTAGTCCAGAAGATAAGCCTTTTAATTATGAACATGATCAAAGTCAAATAATTGGTCACATTACATCTTGCAATGCAATTAATGTTGATGGAAGTAAAATATCAGATGGTAGCACAATAGATGAACTGCCTTCTAAATTTCATATTGCAACATCTGCTGTTCTTTATAAATATTGGGAAGATGCAGAAAAACAACAAAGAATGAATGAAATTCTTTCTGAAATTTCGCAGGGGAAATGGTTTGTTTCAATGGAAGCATTATTTACCGCTTTTGACTATGCAATAATCGAGGGTGCAAATTCTAGAGTTGTAGCAAGAAATGAAGAAACTGCATTTTTAACCAAATATCTTAGGTCTTATGGTGGGAATGGCGTATATAAAGATATGAAAATTGGTAGGCTGTTAAAGAATATTACATTCTCTGGTAATGGTCTTGTTCGCAAGCCAGCTAATCCAGAAAGTGTTATTTTTCAAGAAACAGAAGCTTTTAAATCAAATTCGGGGTATCATTTAGGTGAGACTATAGTTTCAAAGGAGATAGATAAAATGAAAGATAATGAGAATCAATTTGAGGACATGCAAAAACAACTTGAAGACCTCAATGTTTCATTGGCTGAAGCCAATAAGAAAGTTGAAGATTTTCATGCTGAATCTGGCATGTTGAACAAAGAAAAAGAAAACATGGCCAATCAATTGGCAGAAGCTAAAAAAATGATTGAACAAATGAAGTCTTCTCATGAAGATTTATCTAAAGAACTTCATACTATGAAGACGGAGAAAAAACAAAGTGACCGTCTTTCTATGGTAATGGAAAAGATGGGCATGAATAAAGATGAGGCTATTAATGTAGTCAACTCTTTAGAAACTCTTGCTGATGAATCTTTTGCTTCAAGCGTAAGCTATCAGTCTGAGTACATGAACAAAAAAATGTCTGAGTATAAAAAATCTGAATCTGATAAAGATAAAATAGACCCTCTTGAATCTGAAAATCCTTCTGAAAAGAATGATCCAAATAATAAAAAAGAAGAAGATATGGAATATGATCCATCAGAAAGTAAAGCCTCAATTTCCATTTTGGATACCGCAGAAGTTAAGAATGATGCTGCTCTTGCAACTTCTGAGGTGGCTAGTGAAGTCAGGCAAGTAGCATCGCAAATTGCTTCGTATTTTGGTTTAGAAAAACACGCCACAGCATAAGGAGAGAAATCTAATGGCAATTAAACCAGACCGCTTGATTAATGAAACCGACATTTCGTTGGTTTGCAATGATGTCCACGAAAAGGGCACAGTTCTTATTTATGGAACTGCTGCTTCTGGTGCTGGCATTGTAACCCCAGGTCTTTGCAGCTATCAATCTGGTAGTCCTTCGGGCTATAAGGTTGCTGGTCTTAGCTTGGCAAACTTTGTTGACATTGATCAAACAAGGGTTCACCGTAACTTTCATAAAGACGAACAGGTAATTGGCGAAAAAGCACCACTTCTTCGGAAAGGTTATGTCGTTACTAATAAAGTAACTGGCAGTCCTACCGTTGGTGATAAGGCTTATTTGACAGTTAGTGGTTTGGTAACCCCAACTATTTCTGCTAGTGGTGGTGAAGTTGCCACTCCTAGAGTTGGAACTTTTGCTGGTGCAAAAGACGAAAATGGTTATGTTAAAGTTTATGTTGAACTTCCAAACTAATAAGGAGAGATAAGAAAATGAAAAAGCCAACACCCGAAATGATTGAATTGCTTAAACAGTCTGGAAGCAATCAATTTGAACATGCGACTGCTGCTCAAGCCGAACTTGCAAAGGCACTAACTCTTCCTTTGCGACAAGGTATTCTCAACGGTGACATCATTGGTGGCATCTTTGAACCAATCAATTTTCAGCCCGGTACATCTATTGAATTCCCATTAGATTTCCTTGCTCCTGGTTCTGAAAAAGATTTCGTTGCTTATACGATTCCTTCTCAGGGCAAGATTCCAGAACGACATGTTGAAGGTGACTTCGTAATGGTTCCAACTTATGAAGTTGGTTCCTCTATCGATTTTTCCTTGCGATATGCTAGGGATGCTCGTTGGGATCTAGTTGGTCGTGCTCTTCAAGTTCTTGAAGCCTCCTTTGTTCGTAAAATGAACAACGATGGCTGGCACACTATCCTCGCTGCTGGCGTAGGTCGTGGAATCGGTGTTTATGACGCTTCTGCCACAGATGGTTATTTCACTAAGAGGCTTGTAGCTCTTATGAAAACCTCTATGCGTAGGAATGGTGGCGGTAATAGTACCTCCATTAATCGTGGTAAGCTTACCGACCTATATCTTTCTCCAGAATCTATGGAAGATGTTCGTACTTGGGATATTGGTGAAGCTGACGATTTCACAAGGCGTGAAATTTTCGTAAGTCAAGACTATGGTTTGACCAAAGTTTTTGGCGTAAACCTTCACGACATCGATGAACTCGGTGTTGGTCAAGAGTATAATAGTTACTATGAAAATGTTCTTAGCGGAACTTTTTCTGACGGTAAATTGGAAATTGCTATCGGTCTTGATCTTGAAAAAGCAGATAGTTTCGTTATGCCTGTTCGTCAGGATATCGAAGTATTTGAAGACCCAACTTTCCATCGTCAGCGTAGAATGGGCATGTATGGTTTTGGAGAACACGGCTTCGCTGTTCTTGATAACCGTAGGGTTCTTATTGGTCAACTCTAAGACCATGTTTTTTAAAAAAATAGCGACTCCAGTATTTACTGGGGTCGTTTTTTTTAATACAATAGCATAGGGAAAAATCTTAAGGAGAGTGCTATGAATAAAGAACCAAATATTTTTGAAAAAGCTGCTAATTTTGCAAAAGCTGCTGTTAAGCATGTTGCTGCTGGTATGCCAAAAGTTACAGATGAGCAATTAAAAATTAGACTTGATGTTTGTGACACATGTCCAGAAGTTAATAAAGATAGCCCAAATTGGACATGTACAAAATGTGGGTGCAACTTGAAGATAAAAGCAAGTTGGGCTACTCAAGATTGCCCGATTAAAAAGTGGCCAGCCATTACTTAAAAGATGGTGTATTTATCTTTGGAGAAAACAAAATATGCACTTCCAAAGAAACATAACAAGAATACAAGATCAAGATGACTTTTCTGGAGTACCAACCTCTGGAGAAGTCATTTCATTTGATGGGGCAAACTTTTCTACATCAAATATTACTGGATATCAAGGATCGCAGGGTAGACAGGGGTATCAGGGCTATCAAGGTTTCCAAGGTATCGTGGGAACAACTGGTTCACAAGGATTTCAAGGAGTTGTTGGAACTATAGGTAACCAAGGATATCAAGGTTTTCAAGGCATTGTGGGAACCACAGGATTCCAAGGCAATCAAGGTTTACAAGGTATAGTTGGAACAATTGGTAGCCAAGGATACCAAGGTTTTCAAGGTATCGTAGGAACCACAGGCAATCAAGGATACCAAGGATTTCAAGGAATTGTGGGAAACACAGGTTCACAAGGATTTCAAGGTCATCAAGGCTTTCAAGGTATAGCAGGAACAATTGGTAACCAAGGATTCCAAGGCATTATTGGAACAACTGGAAATCAAGGATACCAAGGAATGATTGGTATTCAAGGGCATCAAGGGGAAATGGGAGAACAGGGTTACCAAGGACAAGCTGACAGATATTCAACTTATAGTGCTGCATATACAAACATTCCATCAGTTTTTCCATTCACAGACAATATTAGTGTTAATGGTGGACTTGCCTATTCAGCAGGACAATCAATTGTTATTGCAATTAGTGGTACTGATTATGCAGTAGCAGTTGTAAACACTTATGACAAAGTTACTGGAATTATTAATTTTACTATTGTAGATTCAACAGATGTTCATGGAAATCCATTTCAAGGTTTTTCATGGGGCTATGCTGTAAACCTAGAAGGTGCTGTTGGACCGCAAGGAAATCAGGGATATCAAGGATTGCAGGGTAATCAGGGTGATCAAGGTTCAGAGGGC